AAATACCTGAGGGGAGTAGATACAAACCTCAATATGTACAATCAAAGATAGTAGAAGAAAAACCAGAAGGGGATTGGGATGATCTTAAAGATTTTGGTCTTATGGCTCTTACTATGCTTCTCATTTTCTAGAGCTTACGAACAGCAATACAATGTTGGAGATACTGGTCCTAATGGTGGAACAGTTACAAGCGTTACCGTTGAATCTATCTTATCAGATAGTGTTACTGAGCTGGTAGGCGACTTTTTAGAAACTACTGATACCTACACTTACACTGAAACAATTGTAGAAGAGATAGAAAATATCACTTATGAGACTGTTCAAGAAACACAAGAGGTAACCACTTCAAACATCCTTCCTGAAAATTACACTGTTTACGGTGGCACGCATGTCTGTACAGATACTCAATGCTATGGAATGACTGGAGCAGACTTTACAACAGGAAATGAAAATATGGGGATGAGTGGTCATTTGTATGACATTGATTTATCAGACTATGAAAACATGATACAAATAAAGTATGGAAGTATTGTATACTCTCATAGCAGCAATTCTAGTGTCCCTGATTGTGCTAACACTACAGGAGATTGCCGTGATGATTTTGCTATAGCTATTAGACTTTATAATCAAGGAGAATTAGTTTTTGAGAAAGTAAACTCTTACATAGGAATTGATTGGAGTGGTAGTCAAACATACGACTATACACAAGATGTTTCTTCTTATACTTTTGATTCTGCTCAAATGGGGTTAGCAGGTGTAGATCAAGGCTGGAGTAGTGGTTATTATGGACCTGGATTTTCTGATTATTTTTTTGAAGTCACTTATAATCAAATATCCGAAATCATAAATACAATCACATCAATCATTGAATATGAAACAATTAAAACCACAGATGAGTATGTCTACAGCTCTGAGTATGTACCACCTCCTCCAGAAGTAATTTTTGATGATGTTGTTGTTGATTTAGATACAAGTTTTGAAATGGAGTTTGAAAACTTTGACGGAGACGTTGTGTCTTTTGAGATTGAAATAGTAGAGGCTGACACAGGAGATTTTGAAATTGAAATGACTACCTTTGAAGATGATTTAGAAGTCGAGGTAGAAACTATTGAAATTGAGATGGAAGAAATGGTAGAAGAGTTGGATGTTGAAGTTGAAACTACAGAAGTCGAACCCGATAGCGAGCCTGTTGAAGAGCCCACTGTGGAGGCAGAGGAAGAAACAAAGCAAGAAGATTCCAAGCCGACAGAAACTAAAGAACGAGTTGCTCAAAAAATTATGGCAAAGGTAGCTGAGATGGGAGATCAGATTGCTCTTAATAATATTAAATTAGCAGTGATGACTCAGTTAGCTGATACTCAACAGTTTAATAACTATGCATTAAAAACATTGACAGATTCTAATATTGATGACTATTTATCCATTACAATTGAAGATCAGTATGGTATGTTGTTTCAATTAGCACAGGATGTAACCATGGAGGATATGATAAATGGCCAGTATTGAGTATGCAGGATTAAAGGTATCTGGAGGCAAGGTCTTTGCAATCCTTACCCTTTTAGGTGCCCTAGGCTCAGGTGCATGGGCAGTTTTTGAATTTTGGAAAAATTATCAAGATCTAACTGCTAAAGTTTTGGAATATACTGCCCCAGACCTCTCTCATTATGACGAGGAGATTGCTGTGATTAAATCAGAGCTAGATATGATTTTAGACGAAATTACCATAATCAGTGACGTAGCACGTGATATGCGTTCAGATATGAAGGCTGATTTACGTCAACAAGCTGATGACATTCGACATATTACTGAAATTGTTAACGACGTGGAAGACAGACAAAAAGAAGATACTAGAGAGATATTTGATGAGTTGAAATTAATTGAGGATGAGTTAAAGTTAAGTGTAGATAAAGCTTTAAATAACCCTTTATCTGGGATGAGTGCAAAATCAAAATGAAAATAGATATTAAAACAGTTTTACCTTATTTAGTCTTAATCGGAACTATGATTATGACATGGGGTATGTGGTCTGAGCGATTAAACGCTGTTGAAGAAAAGGCAGATAGTGTTGCACAAATGCAACAAGATATTGCTGTGATTAAAGCACAGCTAAAGTCCATGGATGATAAAATGTCTTGGATGGAAGAGTTTTTAATTAAAAATTATAAGGAATATTAATGGAAGAGGAATTAGATATTGTATTTGAACCAGATTTTGAAATTGGTACAATTCACTGATGAAACAATGTCAGATATGTGGATGTCCTTGTCACTGTTCAGTTGGAACACCATGTATGTGCGATTGTCCGAGGTGCGTGCATGACGATCAGCCGAGCCCAGATGAGACAACAGATAACGAAACCAGGAAGGAGTAAAAATGGGAAAATTATGCGCAAGAGGAAAAGCCGCCGCAAAAAGAAAATTTAAGGTCTATCCCTCAGCTTATGCAAATATGTATGCGAGTGCTGTATGCTCAGGTAAAGTTACTCCAGGTGGTAAGAAAAAAGTTCAAAAGAAAGCAGACGGAGGCAGACTTACTACAACTGTCCCGCCAATGAGAGGTCCTAATCCTCAAGGTCTTACAAACAAACTATCACAAGAAAGAAAAATGGTATCGAGCTATAAGCAAGGTGGTGTTGCCAAAGGTTGTGGTGGTGTGATGAAAAATCGTAGAAAAAAAACTAAAAGATCCTAATGGCTAAAAAAGGATTAAGAGCTTGGGTAAAAGAAAACTGGGTTGACATAGCTAATCCAAGATCAGACGGCTCGTTTCCTAAATGTGGTAGAAGTGGTGGAGAGAAAAGAAAAAAATATCCTAAGTGTGTCCCCATAGCAAAAGCTAGGGCGATGTCAAAAGGACAACGTGCAGGAGCGGTTAGACGAAAACAAGCCAAAGCTAACACCGGTCCTACACCTTCAAGAGCAGCAACCTTTGCCAAGAAAAAAACTAGCAGAAAAAATAAAAGATGATGTGATTCAATGGTCTAAGCAAGTCTTAGAACCAATGAACAAACATTTAGGTTTTCCAGCATGTCCCTTTGCAGCCAAATGGCGAAAAGATAAAAAGTTAAGAATTGAAGTTCGTATGGATAAGTCAAAGTACGAAAAACATTTAAACACTTTAATTAAGTCCTGGAATAAAAAAGAACATGATATTTTAATATTTTGTGATCCTTTCTTTAATCAATATTCTTTTGAACAGTTTAATGAAAAAGTAAATTTCTATAACAAGCTTTATAATAGGAGAGATGTGTATTTCATGGGATTTCACCCTGATGTTCCGGCTACGGTGGAGGGTCAAGAGTTTTTAGTTGATCCTACAGATAATTGCACCTATGAAGGTAATCTTGAATATTCCATGATGCTAATACAAAAGTTTAAACAGTTGTATGAAGCAAGTTGCAAACTCCATAAGATACGCTATTATGAGAAATGGCCAGCTGAGTATTACGACGAGGTTGTAAAAACTCGGCAAGACAAATACGAACAACTTTTTAAAAAGGAGAAAAAAAATGCCGGGTATGAAAAAAACAAAAAACGTAGTAGGTAAAATGCGTGGTGGCGGTAAAGTCAACAAGATGCGTGGTGGCGGTAAAGTCATGATGGCAAAAGGTGGCAAGATGGTTACAAAGAAGGGCAAGAAGAAATCTGTCGTTAAAAAAAGAGGATAACCTGAATGGCCACATCTGGAACAACAACATTTAATTTAGAGCTTGATGACATCATCGAAGATGCCTATGAAAGATGTGGCCTATCAGGAAGTAGAACTGGTTATCAGTTAAGATCAGCTAGAAGAAGTTTAAATCTTTTATTATCAGAGTGGGGTAACAGAGGTGTTCACATTTGGAAAGTAGAAAACCACACTCAAAATTTAACAGCAGGCACTACAACATATACAGCGCCAAGTGATGCAAGTGATGTTTTAGAAATGGTTTTTAGAAATGGTGACACCGATACTACAATGACAAAAATATCTAGATCAGAATATCAAGCGATACCAAACAAAAGTTCTCAAGGTCAACCAACACAATATTTTATTCAAAGAAATTTATCTAATGTTCAAATTAATTTATATCTAACTCCTAACACAACAGACACTCAAATTAATTATTATTATTTAGGAAGAATTGAGGATGCGGGAGCTTACACAAATACTCCTGATGCACCCTATAGATTTTTACCTTGCATGGTTTCAGGTCTTGCTTACTTCTTATCACAAAAAATATCACCTGAAAGAACACAGGCTCTAAAGTTGTATTATGAAGATGAGATGCAAAGAGCTTTAACAGAAGACAGTCAATCAACGTCTGTTCACATCGTCCCTCAGAATTATTTTATAGGAAGTTAACATGGGAAATTTTGCTACTGGTAAACATGCCATAGCGATTTGTGATCGTTGTGGTCAGCAATATAAATTTCATCGATTAAAAAAAGAGTGGAATGGACTATATGTTTGTCCTGAATGTTTTGAGCCCAAACATCCACAACTAGATCCACCTCATCATAAAGCAGATGCTCAGGCATTGCCTTGGTCAAGACCCGCAAGACAAGAACCAATGACTGTTTTTGTTGGAGCTCCAGGAGATTCTGCTTTTGAGTCAGACGGAATGCAACCAGCACCACAAAGCTCAGAGTTGATTATTGGATCAAGTATTGGTACAGTGACTGTGGTGATATCATGAATTATTCTGAACTTTTAGATAATGTAAGAAACTACACAGAGGTAACTTCCGACGTTTTATCTAACTCTGTAATTAATGTATTCATAACAAATATTGAAAACAAGATTGATAGAGCCATAGATGGAGACTATCAAAGAAGATTTGCTACTACCACTTTTGAAGCTAATAATGCTTTCTTAGATGTTTCTGGTCCTGAGGGAGGTTTTAGATTTGCAAGAGCTTTACAACTTGTAGAAACAGACGGAACAAGAACTTGGTTAGAACAAAAAGATACCACCTTTATGGATGAGTATTCTCCAGAAAGATCTACAACAGATACTAATTTTACAGGTAAGCCAAAATATTGGGGTAACTGGGATGCAACTACTTTAATTGTAGCCCCCACTCCAAACCTAGCCTATACGGTTGAAATGTGGTATCAAGAGACTCCTGAAAGACTTGGCAACGGTTCGGGTAGCACTAGCACAACAACTTTCATATCTAATAATGCACCAGAGGTTCTTTTATACGGAACTTTGGCAGAAACTTTTTCTTACTTGAAAAATGCACAGGATATGCAAATATACGAACAGAAGTTCCAAGGT